TTCGCAGGGGACGACAGCATCGACATCATCCATCGCCAAGTTGTAATCATCTGCCTCAAGGCAGTTCGGACATCTCAGTTTATAGATCACGCCGCCCCCTGCATATTCGGAGCCTGCATCCCGGCTCCAGTCTGTGCCATAGCGTCAGCCTCGTTCATCGGCGGCGGCGCTTCGGGAACCATCGGCTGCGTCGGAGCCATCATCGCCTGCATCTGTTGCTGCGCCTGACGGCTCAACGCCTTGGCGAAGTTGATGTCCTTCATGCCGAATTCCTTGCACCAGCCGATAGCCAGTTCCTCGTCCGAGAACAGCCACGGAGACTGGCCAGCAATCTGCATCATCTGGACCTTGAGCGCAGCCTGCTGCGCCGAGTCCACCGGGATCATGTCCTCGATGTCAATGTCAACGTCGAAGTCGCCCGCGATCATATCGGCGTCGATGATGGCGGTAAACGCCTGCCCATCTTCGCCCATGATCTGGATAGCCCGCTCGATGGTCATGTTCGCTTCAATGGAGTCATCGAGCTTCTTGAACGCCTCGCGCAGACATTCGGCCAGGTCGTCCCGGTCGAACGACAGCCGCGACCCAGCGCCCTGCGCCATACGGTTGACGCCCGTAGCCGTGTTGGACGACGCCACGCCGCGATCCTCGCCGGGCATCCCGCCGACCTCATCGAAGTCCTGCGAAATCTGGTCGATGTTGCGGTACAGCGCGTCATTCACGGGAGGCGATGACAATTGAACCAGCGCATCGCCAATGCCGTAGTTGCCATCGACCTTGACCTTGACTACTTCCATGTCGCGGTTGTTGGTCAACTTGTCCAGATTGACGGTATCGAGTGCGCCTTCCTTGGTCAGAATCTTGCGATTCGACTTCTTCATGGCGCGAAGCTGCTGTTGACGAGCCTTGTTGTACTCGTCGTTAATCGGAGCTAGGTCGCTCACGGGCGGACGAGGGTAGAATTTCTCGTCCTCGCCAATGATCTCGTTCGGGCGATACATGACGAACGGGCCGTACTTGGAGCCGACCGGGATCGGCTCATCGCGCAGCGGCTTGCCGTGCCCATCGGCCAAGACGATTAGGCGGTCATTCTTAAAGTCCCAGATTTCAAACAGGCGTACCTGCTTGATCTTGTCCCGGCTGTCCTCGTCAAGCCAATTTGTGTTGGCAGACAGCGTACCGCTCTCGTCCCCGCCATCGACGCTACCCGTGGCCTCAAGGTCTTTCGTGTTCTTGAACAGCGGATCGTTCTTGACATCCTCAAGAGAGCGGACGTATTCCTGGGCCACCCAGCAATGACGGAAGTAGTCGTTGCCGCCATCGGGGTCGATGATCATGTGGCGATAGTGCGTCCAGTCGATGAACCAATCCTCATGGGCAGGAATCTTGGTCCTGTCGATCAGGTTGCCATCGTCGTCCAGCACCGGCTGTCCTGTGACGGGGTTCGTCAGATAGCCCGAGAAGTCGATCCCATCAGGCGTGATCTTGACCTTCTGCTCAGGATCGTTCTCACTGTACGCAGTCTCAAACTCGGGGCGATAGCCGACCTTCAACACGCCGTATCCCAGCGAGCCCGCCTTGATGAGCCGCGAGATGGTCTTGCGGAACCCGAACATGGGGTTGCTAGTGATGTTGTTTAGCAGCGCCTCGCGCACCTTGTGCTTCTGCACCATGCGGACTTCGACCTGACCCGTCATCGGATCGATCTTAGGCGTGCCGTCAGGCCCCATCACGGGCACAGGAGTCGGTTCCCAGCCATCCGTGGTCTTGGGCGTCACCTTAGCTCGGGGGTTCTTGTACGACAGGCTGGCGCGGCGTGAGCGAATCCAGGAGCCGACCTTGTTGATCGTCACCTCGTCATCAGAACCGAAGTCGCCACCCCATTGCTTCAAGTCCTCAAAGGACTCGTTGTGTTCCCAGCGCTTTTCTTCCTCTTTACGCAGTTTGATGCCACGGTCAATCTGGTGCATCCACCACTTGACGCTATCGTCTGCGGCGCTGGAAAACTGCTTAACGGCGCGACCGATCATTCCGCATCCTTCTGGGCCGACACGATCATGTCAAGGCCGCATTTCGGGCACACTAGAACAGAATGTACCGCGCCTCTTGAGATAGCCGACATATCGCACAGCGGGCATTCGTGATACATCTCGTACCGAATGACCTCAGTGACCGGATAAGCCGTGCCATAGCCATACTGCACAAACCATTCGTTAGACTCGCCCATGAAGTCCTGCATATCGCCTAGCATCGCAATTGCAAGTGGATTCCTCTTAGGCGACACGAATCCCCCCACGGTCTGGACTAGTCCGATTGCGGTGCTTCTCTGTTAGGCTCTCTAGCAAGTCTTGGAAGCAAATGCCTGTTCGCTTGACAGTCGGCGCAATCCAGTTACTCGGGCGCGTGTCGAACAAATAAGCAGTTGCATCCCAATCGTGGTTGTCCTTGTCCCGAATCCGCTCGGGATTGTTGTGGCGCATCGCTACGCCAGCGGACAGATGCTTTTCCCAGCGCAGGTTCATCACCGTCTGGGCAAGATTCGGGTTCGTCTTGGCGCAGATGTGCGCTCCTGGGTTCTTGGGGTCAGCCCAATATTCGCTCAGGAAGCGAATCGCCATCGGGACATCAGCCCCGCGCCTGCCCTTGACGAACGTGACCCCGTGGTCAGCGAAAATCTCGGCAATTGACTTGGTGCCCGTAGCTGTCTGCTGCGTTTTCGCCATGATCGACGGGTCGCAGACGATGTACTGGATGTGTTCCCAGTATGGGCAGCGCTTCATCTTCGCCACATGATCCGCGATATTGGTGCAGGGTTCAACAAGCTCCCACAGTGACCAAGGATGACCGGTCTTGTCGAACCCCCACACCTGAAACGACGAGTTGTTCCGCGCTCCGTAGTCGTAACCCGCGTAAATGTTCATCGTATTGATGGCGCGATCTTCGCCCACGGGCTCACAGAAGATCGGATGCTGCAATCCAGTGATGAAAGAGAACACCGGATCGCCGCCACCAGCGGAGTAGTCGATCTCCATCTCGGTTTTCCAGCCCGAGGACTCAAATCCCCCGACGTAGCCCTTGACCGCCTCGCTCACCCAGTAGGCACCGTCGCGTGCGGGGTCTTTCGCCGGGTCAGCGGTGTAGTGAACCTCAAGGCACCACACTCCGGAGGGAGTCTGCCACGATTTGAGCCCCCGAGGCCAAGCCATGCCCATCATGTCAAGAGCGGTCTGCACATCGGGCTGCACGCAATGTTCGTGCATATCCCCGGTAGGCGACTCCAGCACCATCTGGTTGAAGGCGCTACCCGAATCGACGGACGATACGCATAGTACCTTACCTCCCCCGGCCACGGCGGGCCTTGCAGCGATCATCGAGGCTTCAAATTCCTCTTGAAACGCCGACTCATCGCTGACCAGAAGCGAGGGCGTGTACTGACGGACCTGATGAGCGCCTTGAGGTATGGCATTGATTGCCGAACCATACCAAGGAATACGGAATCCATGCTCATCGTATTCCTTCGGGCTCAACGTCAGGCATCCAACCGAGTTGCCGCGACCACTAACAACGTGCCCATCGCGCAGCCAACCAGGAAGATGCTGAATAATGAAGTCCATACGTCCTGCGGCTGGGTTCTTCGACCCCTGCGACACCATCGCAAACGCATCATCTTCCTTCTTCGTCTGGTAGATCGTGTGCCGATACGGGGCGGTCATTGTGTGCCATACAGAGAAAGCGGTCGTCGCCCAAGACAGGCGCATCTGACGCGACTTCGGCACAGCCAAGACCGGGCAGGCCAGCATATACAGGAACACTACGAACAAGTACTCGGGCGCATCGTCCATGAGCGGCTTGACAGGATCGTCGCTATCGTGTGAGTCCTTGGTGTAGACGTAGGGCAAGAAAGACCAGAGGCCCGAGTCGGTGTAACCCTTCTCGGGAGTGCCGTAGAACTGGATGGCCTTCTGCCACTCAGCAATACGGGCGACCTCACTGTCTTTCAGTTTTGCCATTTACCGGTCCATCGGCAGATACTTGACCGTATCGCCCGCCGCGCCCTTGAACGCCAGCACATGGGTCCACTCACTAGCAATCTGATAGCCGGGAGGTGCCGGGATGATGATGCTCTGACCCGTGGGGATCGAGATCCAGTTAGTCTCGGCCACACCGTTGTAGAAGCGGCGCACGCTGATGGGGTTGCCCGTGTTCTCCCAGATCATATAGGCACCCGGCAGCGACATGACTTGACCATTCAGAGGAGCCAGGCGAATCGTGTCAGCCTCCGTGCTGGCAAGGCCCAACTCGCGGCAGCGCCAGGCAGCGTTCAGTTCCAGCGCCGAGGCAGGCTGCGGCACCGTCAGCGCAGCAGCTACGAACCCGAGCAGGAAGGCAATGAAGGCGGTCTTAGCATTGCTCTTGAACCACAGACGAAACTTAGTCATCGTTACCAGCCTTTTTCTGCACCAAAGACAGAATGGAATTGGGCCTTTCGGCATCAGCCGGGGGAGGCGCAAACCCCGTATTCTTGACCTCGACCTGTGACTTATCTGCCCACTTCTCGGGGCGGGCGTTCTTCAGATAGAACATCAGCCCCGTGGGGGAATTGCTCTCTAGGGAAAGGCGATATAGGCGGCTCTCAGCCGTAGCGATCCGGTGGTTCTGCATTTCCTCGTACAGCGCCGTGTGTTCCTCGGACGCCTCGATGACGAACATGACCTCGGATACCGGCAATCTCAGGGCGGCGGCGATGGCAGCCTCCTGCCCCTCGTAGTCGATCAGCGCCTGCCGCATGATCTTGTCCGCAGACACCATCCGCTTGTCACGATCAATAGGCCAAGTCTTGCGCTTGACCTTCTTGTCGTCGTCCAGAACCTCGCCCTTGACCTGTTCCCGAATTTCCTCTGCGATTTCCTTGGACGCCTGCCGCAGCTTGGCAGCAACACCGCGCTTATTGGCGATGACGGCGATGTAGGAGCATTGCTTGCAATAGCTCTGGCGCTCTTTGAGCCCCTTGCCCTTGAGGTGGAAGGACGCCTGCGTGAAAAGCCCACGGCATTGCGTGCAGCGCTTCCCAGCCTCCTTGGTCCCCCTGGCAAAACGCACCCGAGGCGTGCCGGTCATGCCCAGCAACGCAGCCTCATCACAGCAGAAATGCTCCATAAGCTGCTTGATTTCGACTTCTTGGGCCATCTTCGCCACAGAACAACCTCCGCATCTACCATATGGGGATTTTTCCCCACCTGCAAAACAAATTTGGATACACTTGTCCATAACTGCCGTCAATTTGAACACATCCCGGGCGACAATTGGACCATCTCCAAGCAAAGCCTGCCCAGAACTACATCACTTGGTATGCAAAACTACCCAAAAGTAGTCCAGCCGCATCCCAATGCTGCATATACACTTAGCTTTTTGACCAGGATTCTCATAATTCCCGCAGGGTTCGCAGTTATCGGACTGACCAACTTTCTATCGAAGCATATCCTTGATTCCAAAGCACTTGCTAATTGTCACAAACTTTTGTCTTGACAAAAACTCCATTTTATGATTCAATCTGGGGAACCTCTAAGGAGGGGCTGAGGAGTGAGATTCATCGAACGACGAAGTAAAAGGGTACACTCGACACCACACCCAAGCGAATCGACGGCCTCCGTCGGAGATGAGCGCCAACCCAACCATGTCTGCGGGGCGATTCCCTCCCCGCTAAACCCCTGGCGCGTACGCTCAATTGGGCAGAGCGAGGCGCGTGCATCGGCCAAGTGCCAGTTCGACTCTGGCCGCGCCAGGGGCTAACTCTCAACAACTCTCAATTGCTCTCAAATTGATAGCTCGCCGCCACGACCGTTAAAGCCACTGTTCTGCTACAAAATTCGCCACACAGCCGATCACTCCAATGCGCGTGTGCGTGTGCGCGGGTGCCCCCCCGTGAGCGCGTGTTGCGCGTGTGGCGTGTGGCGCAAGCGTGACGGCTGCGCTGCCTGGACACTGGTCATCTCTCGCGTGTGTGCGCGTGACGCGAGGCGCATCTGGCTGTGTCCTCAAAAGTGGACAGATGAGCCGGCTGTCCTCAAAAGTGGACACTAGATGATTCGGGCCCGGTCAGGGGGGTAGCGCGTGAGGGGTGGCGGCTTGCCGATCAATCGTCATCCATCCATGCACACTATCTACCCATGCACCCTGCCCGATAGTGCCACCCTGCCGCAATAGCTGCCGCGCATGGCTCAATCGCCTGTTGTTGCAACGTGTTAGGCGACTGGCGCTAACGTCCAACCCCGCCGGAGCCGGTCGATAGTGCCCTATCCCGAATTATTTTCAATGGCGGCTATGTTGTGCTAAGCTGTTGTCGCCAATGCTATTGCCAACAATCTAGCATAGTGGCACAAGTATCGCTCAAGTTATTCATTGTTGACGCCGATTATGGTAGCGGTTATGGTTTGTAAGGTAACGAGTAGACAACGACCGAACCGAGGGGAGACAGACATGGCATACGGAACGCACAACGGATCGCTCGACTTCAACATGGTAGAAGTGCGCGCAATCGCCATCCTGACGGAAGCTGCTCGCGGCATTCCCGATGCCGACCATGTGGAATTGTCCCGTTGGCTCGATTCGTGGGCGATTCGGGTTTGGGTGCAGGGAAGCGACTGCGACGATGACGGACCCACGTTTGTCTACTTCATTGACGGCGATGGCGACCTTCAAGGCGGCATGATGTGGATGGACGTTCCGACCATGCTGCACTACGTCCGGGTTTCGGATGGCTCATGGTACAACATTGACGAGGATATCACGCTCAATCGGATGCCTCATCAGGGAAGCGCGGCGGAATTCAACGCCCTGATGGAAAACCAGGAATAGCCGAAACGCCCTTCTGGGCGTCTGTCGGGGGTTGTCGCCCGGCACTGATGAGGCAGACAGGAACGGGCGAAAGCCCACAGACAAGGGGAAAGACAATGAACGCCACCGACCTTACCAACGCGGAAGCCCTTGAAGTGTTGCGGCGCTTCCAAGACGCACAGAAGAAATACCCTTACGGTTCGCCCCGTTGGGTTGCCGCGTCCAAGACGATCAACGCCCTGTGCAAGATGATGGCGGCGCGCAATGCGTAGCGCCCCCCATGCCATCCCCCGCGCCCTGCCTTGGCGCTACCTGCTGACCCTCGTCGGCACCATTGCCACCCTTGGCGGCGGCATTGTGGCGGTTTCGACGCCCGCTCTGGGCGGCGGCATTTTCACCTTCGGAATCCTGGCGCTTATCGCCGGGACCACGGACTAGAAAGGGCAAAAGGGGA